TTATATCAACGGTTTCGTGGTTTTTTTATTTTCCGTTTTTAGTGATTGACTATCCTTTTGACCTTCTATAGACATCAGTTTATCAAATTTATCAATCGTATTATCTTTCTTATTATTCGTAACGTGTGTATAGATATTAGCAGTAGTCTGTATATCTCCATGGCCTAATCTGTCCTGTATGTCTTTTAAGTCTGCTCCTGCTTCTGCTAATAATGACGCGTGAGTGTGTCTGAAACCGTGAGGAGTGATTCTAGGGAAGTTAGTGCCTTCTAGTATCTGATTCAACCAGTACGCGGCTGTATTGGACGAATAGAACGAGTTATTGCGGTTTTGAAATACATACGTTTCATTTCCGGATAATTCTTTCCATTCATTCAGCAATCGCTCCAGGCTTCCATTTATCCGTATTGTACGCATTCCGTTCTTTGTCTTGGTCTGTGATATATATTTATCTTCAAACGAGCGTGCTACCGTCTTATTTACGCTCAGAGAATGATTTCTAAAGTCGATATCATTCCAAGTGAGGGCAAATGCTTCTCCACACCTCAAACCAGTATAGCTGAGGAGATAAAAGAACGTATGCACTTCTTTATACGGCTCGATGTAATCAAGAAATTGGATTAAAGTGTCACGATCATAATATTTCAACTTATCGTCTTTAAAATCATCAGACTTTGGCAAGTCTACCAAGCTCATAGGATTCTTTTCAATAAGATTCAACTTCTGAGCATACTTAAATATCATTTGAGCGTATATCTTATAAGATTGAGTACTCTTTGGATAATTCATATACCATCGGTTAACTTGAGCTTGGCAATCTTGGATGGTAATTGTATCGATGTAGTAGTCACCAAATGCAGGCAGGATGTGTTTCTTAAAATAAGTCACAGTCGCTTGGAATGTGCTAGGTCTTACGCGCTTCTGATACGTTACTACCCACTCATTGTATAGCTCTCTGTAAGTGAACTTCTGTTTAACTACTAATCCAGTATCCAGTAACTCAACTTCTAGCCGTTGAAGTGCAGTAGTTGCTGCTAAGACCGATTCAAATCCACGTCTTGTAGTATATCGCTTTTTACCTGTCTTAGGATTGGTTCCGCAATAGATTTTAAATTGATAATAGACTTGCCCGTCTTTCTTCTTATAGGGCTTGATTCTGTCATCGATTCTCTTCCTAGCCATATCTTTACCGTCCTTTCTTAATGTGGTAAAATAGGGCATAACAAATAGCCCTAAATTAGGGTAAATTTTGAACTGCACCACACTGTATCCGCCAAGATAAGTAGTGTGGTGTTTTTAATTATCCATTACTTTAATCCTAAAAGTTTAAAAATATCAAAGGAAGTTTTACGATACACTTTGTTATATATCGCTTTTTTAGGATTTCTAAACAACCCAATACCTTTTTTTCCATATCCTGGAATAACAGCCTTTTTAATTTGTCTCTTCCATTTTGAAGTTGTACGAGCTTTAATCATCTTTTTCAAACTAGGCGTTCTAAAACCAAATTTCATCAATAACACTCCCTATTTTAGATTAATACTTTACCTATAACTGAAACTTTATTTGCATCCACAACAATATCATCATATTTAGAATTTTCTGATTTTAAAATGATGTTTTCACCATCTCTAAATAAGTATTTACATGTAACACCTTCATCTTCAACTCGAACTATAGCAATCTCTCCATCTTCAACAGTCGGTTGATATCTTAAATATACTTCAGAACCTTTCTTGATGAGAGGTTCCATTGAATCACCTGTAATTTGAACCAATTCATTCGCACCATTGGGAACGATAGAAGAGGGAAGTACGCCCATTTCTGCATCCACGTCATCAACGTATATCATAGAGCCTGCTGCAGATTGACGACCAAAAACGATAGGCACTATATTATCTTCATGTATTTGTCCATTCTGCTCGTTGAGTTGTTCTTCCGCGTAATTGTAGACGCGTTCTTGTCGAGGGGGTGTGAGTTGGGTGTAGATGGTCATGATGGAATCATTTTGAGTGAGAGATACATTACCTTCAACACCATCTAAAAGTTCTTCTAAATTCATATTAAACGCATTGGCAAGATTTTGAACTGTTTCTAACGAAGGAACAATTGGCTTTTTAGTAGAAGGATTTAAGCCCTTTTCAAGCATTGAAATATATCCTTTAGTTAAATTAGATAAATCTGCTAATTGTTGCATTGTCATATTTCTATTAATTCTTAGTTGCTTAACACGCTCTTCTAATCTCATGTAGAACACCTCTTTCTTAAATAGATTGTATAATAAATTAAACAAATTTACAAAGTATTTTGTTTAATTCGCTTGACAAAATATGTTTAATATATTAAACTATATATGTAAGGTTGATTAAGCCTTAACGAAACAGAAAGGAGAACGTGATGAAAGAAGTCAGCGAACTTCTAACGGCACTAGGAACTTTTCTAGTGGGTCTTGCAAGCTTGATAAAAGTTTGCAAACAAAAAGAACAGCCTCAAAATTCTCAGAAAGCACGCAAGCATAAGAGAAATTAAGTAAGCTGTTCAGCCGTCTAGCACCGAGGAGCTTAGCTCCTCAATAGTGCTAGTATATCATGAATGTGGAAATTATGCTACAGGGTATAAGTGCATTTTTGTTTGTCCTACTAGTATTTCTATGGATTAGTAGAGACGAGAAAAGATAGGATTTATTTAAGCAGTTGAAAGACTGCTTAATATAAAAATATTTTGTTTAATACACTTGACATTCTAAGTTTAATGTATTAAACTTAGAATGAACTGAGAGGAGGGATTAAATGAGTGTTAGTTACAATATAAAACAAAGACGAGAAGAGTTGAATATGTCTCAAGAAGAGTTGTCCTTAAAATCTGGAGTTAGCAGAAGTATTATTTCAGAGTTAGAATCAGGAAAGCGTGTTGAGAACACAACCATCGAAACTATTGTAAAAATTTCTCGTGCATTAGATACTCCAATTCAGAAAATTTTTTTGAAATAAAGTTTAATGCGTTAAACAAAAAGAAAAACTAGGAGGTGAGAGGATGGAAACAAATGTAAAAATCAACATTTCTAATTTAGAAGAAATTAAAGAACTAATTGATAAGCTCTCTAAGTCTGACATAAGAGTTGAACCGGTAAATAAAAAAGAAGCAGATGTCAAAGTGATAGATATCAATGAGCCAATAAACGTATTTGAAGCAGTAGATTTCTTTATCATTTGGCAGATAAAGGAAATCGCAAAAGGACGGATTGATGTATATAGCAACCACACAGAAGCCCTAGCCAAACTGGTAGAGGCTAGAGCTAAATTGAATGAGTGTCAGTAATTAATCTTTTGCTTTTTCTTAGGCTTGTCTGGTTCTAGTTTATATTTTTTGATACGAGATAGAGTGTCAAAATATAAATCCGCAAGCTCTTCTGGAGATGAAACAGTAGGATGGCTTATTTCCAAATAAAGCAAAGTTAATTTCTCAGCTAATTCAGTATTCACATAAAACACCTCCTTTCCAAGTCAATTATACGACTGGAACAGGAGAGAAACAACATTAGAAAGGAGGAAATAATATGAGTGCAGAAGCGTTAACGGATATCTCAAAAATAGTTGTAGAAACAGACGAACAAGATCCTAAAATCATTGCAGTCATCACGGCAGAAGATATTGATAGTGCAGAAGGTTTTAGAGTCAGAATTACTCCTAAATATGATTAGTTAGAAGGTGAAACAAATGAAACATTATATGACATTTTACGAGGAAGATGGAATCAAGTACGCAGAGTCTTGGTTACAAATTAATTTTCTAAGTTGGTGTTTTTGCTTCTGGAAAATTAAAAAGGCCATCTCTTAAGAGACGACCCAATAAAACTATTTTTTGACCCATTTGTTCCCAGGTTTTTGAGTAGGCGGGAGACGGTCCCCCTTATCAATATGAACAACACGAGGTCTATTTACAGCACCACCTTTAGGACCAACTTCTTGATATGTGCCTTTTGGTTGGTTATCTGTACCAGGTTTAATTGGTTTAGACATATAAACACCCCCTTTCCCCAATTACGATTATAGAACTGAAAGAGGGTTACAACAATATGAAAATGAGTGAAAGGAGTAAATAGCGTGAATTTATTAAGCGCTGATTTCGAGTCAACACTAAATTCAAAAGTTGTTGAAATCGTAGCAAATGCGATAGAACGATTGCCAACGAATAACACTCAACAAAGATACTTAAACAAGAAGCAAGCGAAAGCTTATATCGGAGGAATCGACGATAGAGATTTCGATGAGTGTGTATCGATGGGGTTGAAACAAATCGTAATTAAGAGACCAAGCGGAAGCGCGACAATTCGATACGATGCCAGGGATTTAGATGAGTTCATGGCTAAATTCAAAATTTAAGGAGGACAGCATGACACGAGTTGAAATTTCAAAAGCTAGAAAGCTAAAAAGAAAAGATTTTAACAGAAACTTTCTAAAAAAATATTGCAAGTTCTTAGGATACACAGCATTGGTAATGCTAGGAGCAATTGCATGGATCCATTTATTAGTTGGAGCTGTTAACCAGCACGCAGATAAAGTTGATGCCATCCGTCAAGGTGTGGTTTTCGATGATTAGTTTTGAAATGAATATGTTCGAGCCAAACGAATACGATGTAATGGTTGGAAGTGAACTAAGAGGGGAAATAAGATTCATCGATGGAAAGTATCGATTGGTTGTATTTCTTGGAAATTACAAAAGCAGCAGTATTCATTCAACCTTAGAGGCTGCATACGATACTGCAAGAGAGCTTTTAAACGTATAAAGTAATTTTAATACGTTGGAAGGGGGAATTTAAATTGGACTTTAAAATGATTATTGGAGAAAAAATATGGGAAATAAGGAAAAACAAAAAATTAACTCAAAAACAATTTGGAAATTTGTTAGGTACCAACCAACAAGCAATTGTTAGATGGGAAAAGGGGAAATCCTTACCTAACATTAAAACACTAAAAAAAATCGAAGAATTAAATGGTTCACCAGTAACTGAAATCTCAGATTATTTGAAAGTTGGAGAAAAAATAAAACACATTCGACTTGAAAGAAGCATGACTTTAGAACAGTTTGGTAACCTATTCAATGCAAAGAAACAAGTCGTTTCAAATTGGGAAATTGGAAAAAATTTTCCAAATACAAATAATCTTAAAAAAATTGCAAATTCAGTAGGAATGTCAGTAATAGAATTATTAGCTACTAATATACCAGATACTAATCCATTAGAAGAATACAGTACAAACGAATTAATTGAAGAATTGAAAAAAAGAGTATTAAAAAAAGACGACTTATAAAAGCCGTCATACAAATATTAACTAAAGTTATTATAACACGTTGGAAGGGGATATTCAATGAGTCGGTTATTAATTAACGAACCACCTTTACAAGTGCTGCCATCGCTTGCTAAAGAAATCGGCTTAAATGAGGCGATTATGCTCCAACAAATGCATTATTGGTTACTTAAGAGTGCTAATGAATTTACAGGAGTTAAGTGGTTTTATAAGACGCTTGAAGAGTGGCAAACAGAGTTCCCTTTTTGGTCAGCAATGACAATCAGACGAACTCTAGGCAGTTTAGAAAAACAAAAAATCATAAAAATAGGCAATTTTAATAAAAAGAAATTTGACAAAACAAAATGGTATACAATCGACTATCAACGAGTGAACAGACGATGTGTTCAAAATGAACAGACGATGTGTTCAAATAGAACAGATGGATGTGTTCAAAATGAACAGACCTATACCAGAGAATACACAGAGACTACTACAGAGAATAATGTCACCGAGGAGAAACCGCTCAAGGTTGTATGGACTGAGGAGACTAAACACATCATTGATTATCTAAATAAGCGAACAGGTAAGAAGTACTCTGTTAAGACTAAAAAGACAGCACAGCTAATCCACAAGCTACTAGATAACGGATTTACTGTAGAGGACTTTGAAAGAGTTATCGACATCAAGTGTAAACAGTGGTTAAACAATGAGAAGATGAATCAGTATCTCAGACCACGAACACTATTTAGCGAGAAGTTCGAGGACTACTTAAACGAGGCACCAGCTAGAGTGAATAGAAATGTATCGTCTGGACAATCTGTTGAAGACAAGATGAGAGACTTATACGGACAGAATTGGCAGGGTTGGCAATGAACAATTACGAGTTAGAAAAATCAATCATATCTGCAATCCTACAAGATTTCGATAAAGCTCAATCAACGTATCTGCAAGCTGAATGGTTCACAGATACGAATTTTAAAACGATCTTTGAAATATTAAATAATTACGGTAGTCGCTTAGATGGATTGATGGAGTTATTCGCTAAAGTCAGATCCGAATTAAAAGGTAATTCGATTGGATATGAGTATCTACTAGCATTACAGAAAGAGAACGCAACAACATCCGGATTAGATTACCTGGCTAATCAACTACATCGTGAGTATTTGAGAGCTAAACTCGAAAAGGTTAAAGCCGAACACACAGAATTCCCAACTAAGCAATTAGAAGCGGAAATGCTTGAATTGTTAAATGCGATTTCTAAGCTATCAAGAAAGAAAAATGTCGGAGACTTATCAGAAACATTTGAACAATTCGAGTATGAGCTTGAACACGATATCGAAGACGGGATAAAGACATTCAGCGGATTGGATGCAGCACTTGGAGGTGGAATTGGTCCAGGAATGTTAGTGACGGTTGGAGCTAGACCTTCAGTCGGAAAGAGTGCATGGACAATCAATTTAATCGATAGAGCGCTACAGAGAAACGACGGATTAAGAGTAGACCTATTTAGCCTTGAAATGAGCAAGAAGGAAGTATTCTCACGATTCGTTGCAAAGATGACTACGTTAAATACTTATTACCTGCGAAAAATGAATCGAATGCTCAAGCCTGGAGATAAAGAGCTAGTCAGAGCGACTATTGAGTATTTCAAGCAGAAAGACTTGAAAGTATATGACACTGTATCTGAACTTAATCACATTCTTGGAATTATTAAAGAACGTGCTGCAGGACAAGCACCAGGAAAGTATTTAGCAGTCATCGATTATGTAGGACTTATCAAAGTTAACAACAATCGTGATAGAAGGTTACAGATTGAGCAGATTACAAGGGAATTAAAGAACCTTGCTAATGAACATCAAGTGCCTATCGTTATCTTATCGCAGTTATCTCGTGGAGTAGAACAGCGCCAGGATAAATCACCAATCTTGAGTGATTTAAGAGAGTCAGGCTCAATCGAGCAAGATTCAAATGTCGTTGGATTCTTAAGTAACGAAGAGACAGAAGAAAACCACGAAGGCTATCAACGTGTGAAGTTCTCTATCAAGAAGAACCGCGAAGGCGATTTGATGGATTCGACATTCAAGTTCTATAAAGCTCAAATGAATTTTGTGGAGGAATTTGAACGAAGATGAATGCAAGAGAGTTCGAAAACATTATGCAGTCGGAAGGACTTAAAACAACTAGAGCTGTGATGGTTCTGCTGCAAGAGGCTAAGAGGTGTCAGAGAAACATTAAAAGCATGAGCCTATATAAACATAAGTATGCAGTAGCATACATTGAGAAACAGAAGGAACAGAAAGACAAGGCTATCCTGCAAGCAATTGAAGTGGCTCGATTAGAGAAACTTTACGGATTCCGTCTGATTGAAGATAGAGACCGTGTAATAATAGCCACTTACAGTGTAGAGAACCCACACAGCGAAGTCATGAAGAAAATCAGAAGAGATATAGAAATAATGGCAGAATTGGAGAAAGAGTATGGCATTTGCGATTAA